GGGATCGCCCCCTGTGAGGGTAGGACGTTGCCATGCTTTCTTATTCCGGCATAGCTCAGTTGGTAGAGCACCTGACTGTTAATCAGGCTGTCGACGGTTCGAGTCCGCCTGCCGGAGTTCTTGGATGGAGAGTTGTCCGAGAGGCCGAAGGAGCATGATTGGAAATCATGTAAGGGGGTAATGACCTCCTTCGAGGGTTCGAATCCCTCACTCTCCGTTTTATTGTTTTATGGCCCGTTGGTCAAGTGGTTAAGACACCGCCCTTTCACGGCGGTAACATGGGTTCAAATCCCGTACGGGTCACTTATGGAGGATTAGCTCAGTTGGGAGAGCGTCTGCCTTACAAGCAGAGGGTCACAGGTTCGAGCCCTGTATCCTCCACTAAATACGAATGGTCCTATGGTGTAGGGGTTATCACGCCTGCCTGTCACGCAGGAGATCACCGGTTCAAATCCGGTTAGGACCGTAGTATTAATTAACAATTTAATTAATATTATATTATCAACATTGTGGCTCGGTAGCTCAGTCGGTAGAGCAAAGGATTGAAGCTCCTTGTGTCGGCGGTTCGATTCCGTCCCGCGCCACCATGGAAGGGTAGCGAAGTCTGGCTAAACGCGGCGGACTGTAAATCCGCTCCTTCGGGTTCGGTGGTTCGAATCCACTCCCTTCCATTGCATGATAGGGATATAGTTTAAAGGTAGAACTACGGTCTCCAAAACCGTCGGTGTGGGTTCGATTCCTACTATCCCTGCCATGATGGCGGTAGTGGCGAAGTGGTTAACGCACCGGATTGTGGCTCCGGCACGCGTGGGTTCGATTCCCACCTACCGCCCTTTATTGGGGTATAGCCAAGCGGTAAGGCAACGGTTTTTGGTACCGTCATGCACTGGTTCGAATCCAGTTACCCCAATTGAGATATTTTATATCTCGTGAAAAAATAATGGCGGTATAGCCAAGCGGTAAGGCAGAGGTCTGCAAAACCTTCATCACCGGTTCGATTCCGGTTACCGCCTTCGGTCGCTTGACAAATGCGGCTAGACTTGGTAAAATGTATTTTGTTGTTATGCCGGTGTGGCGGAATTGGCAGACGCGCTGGACTCAAAATCCAGTGTCCGTTGAGGACGTATCGGTTCGACCCCGATCACCGGTATTATAAGTAATTTTTAAATGTGTTAAAAGCCCGTTTGACGGGCTTTTTTCTTTATAGTTGTAACTAAAAAGAGCTAAAAAAATTAAAGTTGTTGCAATTTTGTTGCAATGGATTTATTTTGCTCCGCTTCGTATTCTTGCATAAGGTATGCATATTTCTTCATCGTGATGGTCAAATCACTGTGTCCGAGCCGTTTGCTGATGGCGTACAGGTCGACACCTTGGCATAACAGAAATGCGACGTGAGTATGCCGGAGACTGTGGAAATGGAAATTCTTCTTTTCCAGGCCACAGTTGGCCATGAGTTTGCGTAATGTTTTGTTGACTGCATTGCTGCTTGGCAACTCGCCACGAGAATTGACAAACACCATGATATTTCCATTAGGGCGCAGTTGTTGCAGAATTCTGAGCAGTCCGTCGTTGACGGCGATGACACGTTTTGATGATTTGCTCTTAGGATCTTTTAGCTCGCGTTGTACATATGAGTAGGACTTGTTGACTGAGATGGTTTTGTGCATGAAGTCAATGTCATTCCACGTCAAGGCGGCAATTTCGCCAAGCCTCATGCCTGTATAGATTGCAGTCATGACCATGTAGGCACTAGTGTATCTTGGATCAAGACTGGCCGTGGCTTCATGTATCAGCGTTTTGACTTCATCAAGACTGAGATACTCAACACTCCACGTTTTCGAGCGGTCATAAGGCAGCTCGATGCCGATGGTAAAATCCTTTTTGATGATTTCGTCATACAGGGCGGATTTGACGCAGCTCCTCACGTAGACGTTAACTTCCGACATCATCTCCTTACTGTGATTAGCTCCATAGTCGTTCAGAAAGGCCTGGTACTTCTGTCTGGTCATGTCAGATAGCGTGGTATCAGGGAAGTGGTCATGCAGAATTTTATCGACATGCAGATATTTCCGATATGTGCTGGGGGCAACTTTGCCGCTTTTATACGTCTCATGCCATTCGGTAAAATAATCCGCAAATGTTTTCTCTCTCTTCTTCCCAATTGATTCTGAGGATTCAATTTCTTGGGCAAAATCTTTGGCTTCGTTTTTTGTCGCAAATCCAGCTTTGTAAACTTGCTTCAGTTTTCCGTTTTCACGTCTGGAGACACGTACTGACCAACCAGTTTTTGTTTTTTTGTAACTAGCCATGGTATTTCCTCCTTTTAAATGATAAAATAGAGTATACAAATAGCGCACCTTTTAGGTGTTGTTTTTTTGATTCGCATTCCCTTTCCGATTGGCGTTGGTGGAGGGGATGCGATTTTTTTATAAATCAAGCAATTGCTTTTTCTTGGCATCGAATTCTTCTTGAGTTATGGCACCGGCATCGAGCAATTCTTTTAATTTTGATATCTGATCCAAAGAATCAGCTTGTATAACGGTATCAGTACCGTTGCTGTTAAGCTTGATTATGCGATCAAGCACAGCGGCGACATCTTGAGTATCTTTTAAATCTCGCTCATACTGCTTGCTACCGACCTTTAGCTTTTTGCTGCTAGTGGTTATGGTGTATGTAGGGTGAGCTGCAATCGTTGTGCTGATTACTACTTCAATGTTTTCGCTGATTTCCTTTGTTTTTCGCTTGCCGCCAGTTGCAAGACCAACGACCGCACCAATGCCACCAGTCAACAACCCTAACCCGATGCCTCGAGCGATGTTTATGCTTCCCTTTGAAATGGTAGATCCGTTTTGGTTGACTTCGTAGTCAAGTACCTCAGAATATTTGATTACCGTTCCCGGATAAGAAAACGTCAAGTCTAAACCGATTGCCTGCAACCCGTCATCAAAAATCATTTTTCCATTTGCGACAGTGTGTTTCGATTGACTGGAGCAAAGCGCATCGGCCAGACGGTTGCGTTCTTCACGATCTGCTTTTTCTTTTGCTTTCTTTTCTTCAGCTTCTTTTTGCATCTTTGCAACGTCGGCTTTGAAATTATCCAAAAATCCCATAAAGAGACCTCCCTTTTTTTATATTTTCAATAATATTTTTTCAACTTCGTGGATTGGTCAAAAATTTCTTGACATGGTTCAGAGAATAAATGATAATTTAGGTATCAGCGGAGGTGGTCAAATGAATAGGAGAAAGATAAGCGCAATTCAAGTCGGGTTTGGTTACTTTTATATTGCATCTATGATAAATTTTGTTTTCTCATATTCGGGTATGCCTTTTGTAAATTCAGTAATCATGGCTATTGCTTTTTTTGAAGTCGGTCCGGAGATTCAGAGAGATTATCCATTTGCTTTTCGAGTGGTATTTCGTCACCAACTTCGGAATTAGTGAGCTTCAAATTTTCTAGTTTTTCTCTATCTATTTCTAGTTTTTCTCTATCTAATTGAAGCTCAAGCTCTCTCAATTCAAATTCTTTGATTTTGTTTTCTAACTCCTTGTGATCGTTGTCTAGCTTTAATCCACGCACCTTTTCTTCGGATAATTTTTTATCTGTCTCCCAGTTTAGAATTTTATCCATTAAGCCAGTGACTTTGATTTTTATGCCATGACTTTCAGAAGAAAAGCTCCCGAAAAGAACTGCAATTACCATCACTAAGTATTGGGAATTCTCTAATGAAGTTTGAAGAAGTATGAAACCTGGTGATTGAACGCTTATCTTCTGATGAATTTCGGCCGCTTTATTTCCAATGATATCTAATATCGTTTTCTGAAACTCGAATAAATCCTTAGAACTCACTGGCCTATCAGTTGTGACACCTATACGAGAGTGGAACTCTCCCTTGTAGATGTAGTTTGCTGATACGAGTGGGTTTATTTGTTCTGCATCTGAAGTTAGGTTGTAAATTGTTTGGCGAGTTTGGCGAATCCAAGAGAGTTTATCAGGTAAACTTTTTCTTCCAAATTCCTTTATCCATAAAACACGTCTTTTTTTCTCGAAGTCAGAGACGTGATAACCAACGCCTAAATCGTCATCGAGTGTCTCTTCTTCGGCAACGTGGTTTATCTCGTAGTCAAATACCTTGCTTGTAATGACCCCAAGAGAGAAGTGTTTGCTCCCGTTGTCAGGCACAATAACAAAATCACCAATTTTCATTTTTTCAACAAAGTTAAAGGTTTTGGTAGCGATGCTGCCACTACTCCGTTCAAGTTTTCTCATTTCCTCCTGACGATGATTGGGATTCTTTGAAAAGGCGTCGTTTTCTATGGCTCTATCATAGTAAACACGGAAAAATTTATCTTTGTATTGTTTCTTAAGGTCGTCATCGGACACTTTATAGTAATTGTCTATTCCCAAAAGATCTTCCAACTTAATTTCGTTACCACCGATAGCGATAAAGTTGTTGTACTGAAAATCTTTGTAAAATTCAGCATTATTTCCTGCGCGAACAAGCCAATATTGAGAAGCGTCAGGTATTTCTAAAATTTCCTCATTGTTAAACATTGTGCATTCTGCTATATAAAATATAGAATAATATAGAAACATAAAATATTTTTCCATATTATCAGAAAGAATATAGCTTTTCCTTTCCTAAATTTTATTTGCTGCCGCTTTTTAAAGTAACAACTTCTACTTTCGTATCCATAATTGCGACTCCTATTCTATCTTCAATTGTTAATTTTCGTTTTTTTCAAAAACCAAAGTCTGCCTATATTCTTCAGCATCAGCTTCCTCGTTGAAGTCAACGGTTAATTCTGTTCTTGTCATACGTTGACACCTCACATTCTAACAAATGCAGCCATCCCATCAGACAGCTGATAAGACCTGACGAAATCTAGAGAGTTGAATGCTGGACCCATATCTACTTTTTTCAAGAGTAAAGAAAGGGCAAATTCATTTGCTTCCGCTTCTATTTTTGAAACTTGAGTATTTGATTCCAATCGCCTAAAGAAAGTGGTCGATTCGCCAGAATGAAGTATGATGTGACCAAGCTCATGAGCCAAGACAAAATCTTTTTTAGGATACTCCAGGGAAGGGCTGATGAGCAGTGTTGTTTGACCATAGCTACTTACGGTCATTCCAAGTGTACTTTTAGGCAAGGTTACATCGTCAAGTATATATGCACCTGTTTCTTTTATAAGGCTGACGGGATCAGCGGTTCCATAAGTATCGACCAAATAGTCAACTTCTTTTTTAACGTTCAAACAGATCAGTCCTTTTTACTTCTCTTTTTATTCATTTCGAGTGCCACTAAGAGTGCAGCTTTCAGGCTGGTCTTATCTTCGTCGCTCATGGGTTCTCCATAGAAATTCACGCTGTTTTCAGATTCCAATCCATCTAGCATTCTATCGGCAAGCTGACCGATATCGCTCATTTCTTTGGGAGAAAGAGCAGTTTTATCATCGGTTCTGCCTAGCAAGTAATCCGTAGATACTTTGAAATAGTCGGCAACTTTTGTTAAACGGTCACCGTTGGGCGTTTTTGTTTTCCATGAGTACAAAGAGTTTCTTCCGAACCCTAATTTTTCCTCTAGTTCTACAATTGAAATACCTTGTTTATTTGCTAGTAGCTTGACTCTGTCAAAAACAGTCATAAGAATTCCTTTCTTGATATTAAACTTTTTTGTAGAATATTGTTGACATCTATAACAAAGTTTAATATACTATTGGTGTAAGTTAAATTGATAGAAAAAACAGACCTATGCAGCTATTTATCATTCTTGGCGGAACGTTATTATAATAGCATTTGCAGTTGGCTTATTTACTATGCTTTAAGTCTACAATAAAGTTTAAGTATTGTCAATGTTTCTATCAAAAATACTTACGGGTGGGAAGGAGGAATATATAAGGAGGCGATTAAAATGCCAGAAACTTTAAATGGAAGGCAAAAGATCAAAGCATATCTCAGTGCCAACGATATCTCCATTGCATCGTTGGCAACGATGTACGGGATGTCTAAGCAAGATTTGTCAGATTACTTGGCCGGGCGCAAGAAAAATCCGCAAGCAAACAGAGTGATCTTAAAGATCATCTCTGATTTTAAGCTTAGCTAGAGAGGGTGGCTTAAATGAATGAATTGAAGAATTTTACTTTTGAAGATCAACAAATCAGAGCCTTGACAATTGAAGAGAAGCCTTATTTTGTCGGCAAAGATGTAGTAGACATTCTCGGGTACCGAAACGGTAGCCGAGATATTAACCGCCATGTAGATGAAGAGGACAGACGCAAAACCATGATCTTTGATGGTAACCAAGATAAAGAAACTATCATTATCAATGAATCAGGTCTTTACAGCCTGATCTTGGCAAGCAAATTACCAGATGCTAAAAAATTTAAACGTTGGGTAACGAGCGAAGTCCTGCCGACAATCCGCAAACACGGTGCATATATGACACCGGCAAAAATCGAAGAGGTTCTGACAGACCCAGACACAATCATTCATCTGGCCACTCAGCTGAAGCAAGAGCGTGAAGGCCGTCTGATTGCTGAACAGCGTGTCAACGAATTGACACCAAAAGCTGACTATTGCGACAAAGTTCTTGCTGACAAGTCACTTGTCACGATTACGCAAATTGCCAAAGACTATGGCATGAGCGGTCGGGCACTCAACGCTACGCTTCATGATTTAGGCGTCATTTACAAGCAGGGCGAAACGTGGTTCCTGTATGCCAAGTATCAGAAAACCGGGTGGACACATTCCGAAACCATCATGGTTGACAAGAAAGATGGCACACAGAAAGCCGTGCTCAACACGAAATGGACGCAAAAGGGACGCTTGGGATTATATGAGCTGCTTAAAGCCCACGGCATTCTGCCATTGATTGAACGGGAGGGATGACCATGAATCCGTTCAAAATTGAAGTTGATCAGGACGCCCTGAACGAAATCATTCAGTGGCATATCAATGAAGTTCTTGACGAAGACCTGTCGGGCATTACGTGGACACTCGACGAATTCCGCAAAAAGTGCTGCGGGAATAAATCCAGAGCGTGGGTAGCGCTCTATATCTTCTCACGGTTTAACGATGAGATTACCGGGCCTGATGGCTGGCTGATCCGTGCCAACGCCCGTGGTCAGCAGAACATAATCTTTGCCAAGCCGGCAAAGGAATGGATGGAAGAGAACCGTCAGCGGATTGACTGGCGGGCCAAGTTACCAAGATAAGGAGATGAAAAACGTGGAAATAGGAAAAGAAAAGGCCGTCATGGTGCCTGCCAGTACCATGGGTTTGTTGCTTGCCATGGCTAGTAACACGAAATGGGAAACAGAAAATAGTGCATGGCTCGTTGCCGCTGTAACTTCATATGTCAATGATCCCGATGCAGAAAAAGAGCTGCTAGCTTACATTGCAGCGTTTTGTATTCTAGAAACGCAAGCTCGCGGTGAGGATGCCAAAAAGCTGATAGACATCACAAAAAAAACGTACGGAGACGAAATGCTTGAAAAGGTGCTTAAGAAAATTGAAGAAATCGAAAAAGTAAGGAAAAGGAGAAACAAGAAATGAACGCATTAGTAGGGCTTGAACAAATTAGAAGGAAACTGCTCAAGCAGTACACCGTGGGTGATATCGTGCCCGCAGACGACTGGTCGCTTGAGCAGTCACTTGATACGGCATGGAACAGGGCAAAGCTAATGGACAGCCTTGAAAGACTGGACAGACGCTCCTCGCATCTGTTTGAAGCTGCACTGAAGGGAGGTGAGTAAATGGAATACAAGAAAGATGCCTGTCTGATGATTGACCCTAGGACGGGAGCTGCCCGTCTTGTCGAACCATCGGAGGACCCGGAAAAAATCGTGAAGGGGTTTTTAAAACAGATCAAAAAGCCCCACAGCCTTATCTGGGCCATGGATCAGCTGGCATATGAGGATTGGCAGAAATGGGAACCAGTCAGAAAAGGGCTGTGGGACATGCTTGAAGAGCTAGACAAGCTCGGATATTAAAAAACCGCCCGATATAAGGGCGGTACAGAATTAACACGTGCTAAGTATAGCACACTTTGGGAGGAAATAAAAATGGAAATGAATCAATTGCAGAAGCAACAAACACAAAGAAGCATTACATTCAAGGCAAACGGCGATGACGTGACACTTTCTCCAAGCATCGTGAGGGACTATCTTGTCCGCGGCAATTCCAAAGAAGTTACCAGACAGGAAATTGCGATGTTCCTTAACCTGTGTAAGTTTCAGCATCTTAATCCGTTCCTGAATGAGGCCTTCATCGTCAAATTCGGAGATAAGCCCGCACAGCTTATCACGTCGAAAGAGGCTTTCATGAAACGTGCTGAGTCTCATCCTCAGTACAACGGCCTTAAAGCGGGCGTAATTGTTGTGAATAACAACGGGGTTGAGTTCCGCAACGGTGCCTTTACAGTACCGGACTTTGATCAGCTTGTTGGCGGCTGGTGTGAGGTGTACCGCAAAGACAGGGATATTCCCGTCAGGGTTGAGATTTCGCTTAGTGAATTTTCCAAAGGTCAGTCAACCTGGAAGACCATGCCGGCAACGATGATCCGGAAGACGGCCATCGTGAATGCCTTGCGCGAAGCGTTCCCGGAAACTCTCGGGGCGCTCTACACGGAAGATGACGACGGACAAATGCAGATGCAGCAGACAAAGAAGCAGGTGCAGGCGACCGAAAACAGCAAGGCCAAGAACAAGGCTGACGCCCTGATTGCACAGGCGATGGATCCGGAACACGTTCAGCAACAGGAAACGGAAGAATTCCAACGCGAGCCGCGCCCGGTAGATTTGTTCAATCCGGCAGAAGAATACTCAAAAGGAGAATGAAAAATGGAACTTACAGCGGAAAACTACTACGATAACGCGACAAGCTTTGACTACATGAGTACGTCGCTCTACAAGGACTTCCGAAAATGCGAGGCGTTTGCGCTGGCCAAGCTGAACGGGGAATACATGCCCGTCATGGATCCTACCGCTCTGCTCGTAGGGAACTACGTGCACAGCTACTTTGAGAGCGAGGCCAGCCACTCTGCATTTATCGAGAAAAACAAGGACGCAATGATGACCAAGAGCGGTGCGCTTCGTGCTCCGTACAAGGTCGGCGACAACATGATTAAGTGCCTGGGCGCTGATCAGGTGTTCAATAACCTGTACAGTGTCGGCGAGAAGGAAGTGATTGTGACTGGAGATATCTTCGGCCATCAGTGGAAGGGCAAAATCGACAGCCTCAATCTTGACAAGCAGTACTTCTGCGACATCAAGACAACTGCTGACATTCACAAGGGGTTCTGGGACAAGGATGAGCGTCGCAAGGTGCCGTTCATCAAGGCATACGGATATTACCTTCAGATGGCGGTATACACCGAGCTCATCAAGCAGACGTTTGGCGTTGAGTGCCAGCCGTTCATCTTTGCGGTGTCAAAGCAGATACCATGCGACCATGACGCTTTCAGTTTCAATTCCGAACAGGATCAGGAGTATCTCAAGGAGGCTTTGGAAGACGTCAAGGAACATCAGGATCATATCGCTGACCTGATTGCCGGCAGAGCTGAACCGGAGCGGTGCGGTCATTGCGAGTACTGCAGGGCGACGAAGCAAATCACGGCGTTCACAAGTGCTGCTGATATTGAAGTTGAGTAAGGAAGCTTGGGCAGTGGCCGTATGACACCGGACGGGTGGGATGCCCGAATAGGAAAGGAAGGAGAGATAGTCATGGCATATTTCAGAGTTAACAAGAACCGGGACTACACGGTCATGAGCAATCATCATCTAAGGGACAGGAACTTGTCACTTAGAGCGATAGGGCTCTTATCTAAGATGCTGTCGTTGCCTGATGACTGGGATTACTCAGTTCCTGGGTTGGTTGCTATCTGCCAGGAAAGCAAGAACATCATACAAGGAGCACTTAAGGAACTTGAGAAAAACGGCTATTTAGTTCGAACCATGACCAGAGACTCAAGTGGACATATCGGATATAACTACGATGTATACGAGCAACCGCAACACACTTTACCGCGACCGGAAAAACCGTTCACGGTATCACCGTCTACAGTGGAACCGTGCACGGAAAAACAGCCACAATTAAATACTAATAAACTAAGTACTAATAAACTAAGTACTGAAGAATCAAAGACGCAGGAGAAAGCCGTTGAACCAAATGTAGTTAACATAGAGGATCAGCAGAAACAGACAATCGACGACGACGGCTTCGGAAAGATCGTTGAATTTTACCAAGAGAATTTCGGCATGATGAGCAGCTTCCTGTGCGACGATATGCGACAGACGTATAACGAATGGCAGCAACAATCAAAGGAGCCTGATCTTATCATCATCAAGGCGATGCAGATTGCCTTGGAAAAGAATGCCCGTAACTGGAAGTTCGTTTTGGGGGTTCTAAGGCAATGGGAAGGGAAAGCCCGCACACTTGCTGATGCGGAAGCACTGGAGGCAGAACACGGCAACCGTGGTCGTACCAGACAGGCAAGACAGAATGGACGGCGCGCTCCTGCTGAGAACAGTCTGGAGAAGCACAATGCCGAGCTGGATAGGCTGACCGAAGAGCAGAATGCCAACTTTGACATGGAGGCGGCACTAGCCGAGATTGAGCGCATGAGGGCCGAGAGGGAGATGAAGGTATGAGTGCCAGAATTCTGATGGACTATGTGCTGATAGAAGGACCTGAGGTTGTCGTAGCTCCAGCTGGTGCGGTCACGAGGTATCTCGGGCACGGCCCGGTGCAAGTGGACACTTACGGGCTGCCGTCGTGTGGTTTTTACGACTATGAAAATTACGTCATCACGGCGGTACAGGCATACACCGACAGTGATATTGCCACCATGCTCCACGCACTGAGCGGGGAGCAGAAATTTGACCGTGTGATGCAGGTTTGGTGCAACGACTTGCGTGACTATGAGCTGATACCTGAGTCCGACTATGAATTTCGGCCTGTGGCTACGAAGCCCGAACCAAAATTCGTAGAGGTGCAACTTGAGTGGCCAGAGAAGCCAATGCAATTTTTGAAAGGAAAGGGAGAATGAAAATGAAAAAAGCAAAAAAACAACAGGACGTTGAAGATATCCTGAGCATTATCGTTAGCAGAATTTTTATAAGGCTTATAGAGGGAGAAACATTTGGCGAGATTGCCGGCGCCGGTTACATTTATGACAATATGGTTAATTTGCTTTGTGGCATTTACAAGTTGACGTTTGAAGAAACCAAAGAAGTCATGGAGCGGTGGAAATTTGACAGTGCGTTCGGAGATTGGAAGGAGAGGTTTGGCAATGCAGATGACAAAAGGCTTCATGATTGTCGATGAAATCATGAGTGATATTGAAAATGAAGTGAAAATGCATATCGAGCAGGGGTTCGAGATTGACGATGTTGTGGACAGCGAACTCAAATACGCTGACATGATATTTGTACTATGCAGTATCTACGATCTGTCGACAGCACAGTCTGAAACGATTTTCGAACGCTATGGATATGACGTACTGAAGAAATACGATTAACGGCATAATTAATGGACAAAAGGGAGGTAATACCAATGACTTATCTTGATGACTATATGAAATGGCTTGAAAAACACCGTGAAAAAAGCAACGGCTATTCTGATCAGTTGTACAATCTGTGTGACTCGACGCGAGAATTTTCTGAAATGCTTGAAAAAGTGTTGTCCGATTACAAGCGTGAAGATGACAAGAGTGGGGCTTATGCGCTCAACTACTGCCTAGCCGACATGATGGCGGATTGCGCCAGGCTGATGCTGGCGACGTGGGGCGAGGAAGATAGAAGCAATGATTGACGGAGGGAAAGGAGAACGTATTAGTGCGAAATACACCTCATGCGGCTTCACATTTCGGAAAAAAGGTTGTCATCGACGGTCTTAAATTTGATTCGATGAAGGAAGCAAGCTTCTATCAGCTTTATCTTAAGCCGAGCGGCTACCAGTTTACCACACAGGAACGATTTACGTTGCTTGAGACATTCCCCCTGGAATTAGTCAAGCTTCGTCAGACGGTATATAAGAGCGACTTTGTCGTATATGACAAAGTCGGTTCAATCAAACACGTGTATGACGTCAAGAATGGTTATACAGAGTACGCCATAGACCAGAAGTCTAAAATAAAGTTTTCGCTGTTTGCGAGAAAGTACGGAATTCCTGTTGAGGTCGTTGTCATGCGTAAGAACTACTTCAATGTCGCTATTCTGGGCACTACGAAAAAAGTCAGGCCAGTGTCGATGGTCAACATCGATTATGACTGGCAGGACATTATCAGATAATCACACCATGGCAAACCAAACACTGCATTTGCCATGGGCACGGACCCTTAGCTCAGTCGGCAGAGCAGACGGCTCATAACCGTCCGGTCGCAGGTTCGAGCCCTGCAGGGTCCATCGCCCCTATATGCTCCGGGGCGAAAAAAAGATATTAGTCTTTGACTTTGAGAACGCAAGCATTGACGGGTTTGGATACTCACAATTGAAAACCTGAAGTGTAGCGCAAATCGGGTCATAGATAGCACGCGGGCATCATGGCCAGCGCTCAAAGCGTAACGCGTGCATAGCCGACTGATTGTTCTTGAGTCGATAATTGGTTGGCTAGCCGTTGCTAGGCATAACTCCTTTAAGAAATTAGTTGTAACGTACGGATAATCAGGCTCAAGCGTGCCGGAAACGGTCCATCTCATGATGAGGAGGTTCGAGTCCTCTGCCGGCGCATTGTAAGGAGGGAAGAAGATGAAAAACTACTTAGTGACCATTAAAATCGGCAAGGTCATCACAAACAAGTTGGTCAAAGCTGAAACTGCTGAAGAAGCAAAGAAGGAGGCGCTTAGATGCGCATCACAAGAGACTACGGACTTACCAGCTCAAAACTAGAGCATCGACAAAAGCATGAGGGCTGACGCTAGAAAACGCAGGAAGAAAGTGCCAGTGGTAAGGCCTGGAAGAAAGTACAGTCATGCGTGGCATGGCCGAAGTTTAGGAGGACGAAAATGAAAATCGAGATTGATAAAGAAGATTTTGTGAAGTTGGCAGTGTATGCGTCATGGGCTTATCTGCCTGACGAAGAAGACAAGTGTGAAATGACTCTTAGAAGGATTATGGACAGTCTTGATAAAGAAGACGCTGCCAAAATAACCATCGATATCCTTGCCTTGAGGACAAAAATCGCACTGCTTAGCGGGGTAAATATTGAAGAAGTAGTGAAGACACTAATGGAAACCATGAAGGAGAATAGAATAATGAATGAGGAAGAATTACTCAGACAACTGAAACACAATTTGGTGATATTTGCTGAAGACTACAGACGTATTTTTAAAGAGTATAAAGATGATAAAGATCAGCATTTAAGTTGGAGCTATAAAACAGCAATAGGACTAGCAAGAATATCTGGTCAAGACGTAATGACCAATTTAGGAATGCTTGAATATTTATGGGACAAAAAAGCCGAAGAACATGATGAAAAAATCAGACAAAAGTTAAAAGAAGTTAAAAGAGCAAAAGGAGAAGGAAAATTCCGATGAAAGAGATGAATGAACGTATTGTTTTTGCAGCATTCTTTACATGGGGTGTTGTCATGTATCTGTTTTACAGGTGGTGGTTAGCGGATTGATTGTGTACAGGAAACGGAAGATGAATAGAAGCATCCCCCAATAACTTTTTCAGGCTAGCCCCTTTTGCTGAGAACCAAAAAAGGTTGCCACCTCCTTTTAACGCATCTTATCACAGCAAGCTGTGATTTTTAGATGCTAAAGGAGGTGACAACCTTGGAACAAATCATTTTGATTCTCATTTTAATCTATTTGCTGATAAATAGCAAGTAGGGCTAGCCTGAAGGGCGCGCGTCAAAGCTAACGCATTGGCGCGCGCCCCTTGGGAGGGATGAAGCACGGGCCATTGAGTTTTGAAAAAATGCGAAAAATTGAAATTTGAGCCTGTTTCAAGGCGGGAAATTACAAAGGAGATGTAATTTTGAAAAAGACATTGAAGGATTATTGCAGAAATCACAAGACAAAATACGGATTTGACAATCCAGTTGCACGTGAGGCCAGCTGCCTTGGCCATCTGGAAAGCTGGGTTGAACAGGCAGTGAAGGAATACGAGAATTCAGGTCAGATAACCGCCGATACAAGGCTCTGGATCAACACCAACATCAAGCGCATGCAGGAATTCCTGGACGAACTGGAGGAACGGTAATGAAAGAGATGAATAAATTAGGATGCATTGTTTCTGCAGCATTCTTTGCATGGTGCGTTGTTATGTATCTGTTTTGCAAGTGGTTAGCGGGATGATTGAATGTTGCTTGCAGATTACTTTTTAAAAGAAATTGAAACGTATAAAAAAGACCAGGTCCGCGAACAAACATATGGCAAATATCTGTCCAACTGCCGATTTGTGGCCGATAATTGGCCGGGCTTGTCTTTGGAGAAAATGACGGCAGACGACTACCAGCAAGTTTTGAACAAGTACGCGGAAACGAGAGAAAAAGCAACGGTTATTGACTTCCATCATCAATTGTCGTGGGCGCTTAAACGAGCATACAACGCAGACGGGCTATTAAAGCGTGACGTTACCTTTGACGCAAAAATCCCAAGGGGAAAGCCTCCGGGCGTCAAAAAGCCAAAATTTATGGAAATCGAAGACATGCAAAAATTGGTCAAAGAGCTTAAACACGAGAATACATCTGAGGCGAACTTTTTTCTGATATTGTTGAAAACTGGGCTGAGATTTGCTGAGGCACTAGGCATCACGCTTAACGATGTCGACTTTGACAAAAAGACAGTCACTATCAACAAAACCCTTGACTATAAAAAACATCGGGAAGGAACGAGGTCTTTTGTACCAACCAAAAACAAGTACTCGGTTAGAACGATCGTTGTAGATGACGCCGTGCTGTATATGCTGTGGAAAAATGCAAAGGGTGCTGATCAGGACGAGAGCATTTTCTACAAAATAAAGGGGTTTCAGTATAACTCTACACTTAACAATTGGCTAAAAAGAGCGTGTCAAAAAGCTGGGGTGCCCGAGGTAACGCTACACGGGCTGAGGCACGAGCACGCAACTTATTTGGTGTCGCAAGGGATTAGTAGTATGGCGGTAGCAGAGCGGCTAGGGCATGCAGATGATTCTGTCACAAGAGCGGTGTATATTCACCGACTGGAAACGGAAAGAGCACGAGATAGCAAAGAAATAGCACAGAAAATTGCGAGTTTATGAGGAGGTGAGATGATGGTTAAATTTGATGTCAAAACCGTAAACGATTTACTAGGAATTGATGATGCATTTAAGGCGCCTGGCAGATTGATGGAGCTTTTGCTAAAAAAAGAAAAGCGCGAGGAGCTTTTTAGAAAGTTTCTAAAAATAGAAACTAATTTAGAGTACGACTGGTTTCATGAATACTTTGAAACTGAGCAAGCCGAAAGAAAATCGAAGAAACAGGATTTTACGCCTGGTGCGGTTGCAAAACTGGCTAACTCGATTGCTTGTGAACCGGGGCAGACTGATTACTACGAAATGGCAGCGGGCACCGGAGGCATGATGATAGCCCGTTGGGTCTATAACATCAAAGAAGATCCGGCGTTTATGAATAAAAGAAAAGACAGCATGGTTAACGATGTTCTAACGTCCAGCATTTTCACGTATGATCCGCAAACGTATTGGTATCATCTTGAAGAACTATCAGACAGGGCAATCCCGTTCTTGCTATTCAACGCAGCTATCAGAGGCATAAATGCGGCGGTTATTCAATGCGATTCCTTAAGCAGGAAAGCCAAACGGGCATTTTATGTAATGAACAATAGCGACGATTTTTTAGCATTTTCCGATATTTTGGAAGTTCCTAAAACTGATAAATTTGCAAAATTCTTAAATGTAAAGTGGGGTGAGTTCGAATGAGATTTGTGGAGGCGGTAAATTGGATCGAAAAGTGTTACGGCATGCAAGCGTTCGATCATATAGAAGATTACGCCGATGACGAAGCAGTGCAGATTCTTTTGGAAGAGCGAAAACGATCAAGTTCAAAAGCCAACAAGAAGAGTAAAAGAGGAAAGAACCCAGGAGCTGCAACGCTCAGAAACATGATAGAAAACGGGTACACTTACGTAGAAATGGCGATGGCAACAGGACTATCTTCGGCCGCGGTCGGGAAGATCAGCGGAAAGTACGGTTTGAGGGAGCTTTATTACAAAATGCATCCCAATGTCCGAAGACTCGATGTCAAAGTGTTATGCGTCAATCGCTCAACAGGAGAGCAAGTGGAATTCAAAACCCTGTCAGCCGCTGAACGTGCTTTTGGATTGCCCCACTGTGCTTTGTCAGAACGGACAAAAAACGGGAGAACTTTTGTACACGGTGACTGGGAAATAAGGCGAAAAAGTTAAGGCATCGAGCGACGGTATGCCGTGAGAGTTACTGATACCAGGCGAATGTGGTATGTCAGAGGCGAGAACGGACAGTTGATGACCAGGATTGAGAATGGCATCCCTCACGATAAGTCTGGTACGTGGACGTTTGAAGAGATTAATTCTCGGGGTCTTGACCAGATGGCACGAATCAGAATCTAATAAAAAAAGCCGGTCCTTAAAGCCGACTCTCTAAAATGATATGGCAATCTAATTATATCAAAAAGGGAGTGGCGTTGTGGACGATTTACTGATTGAAATTGACAACATTGACTACAAAGCAACCGCAAGGAATGTGAAGGAGTTCCTGGACAAGAAGCTGCCGCGCATTCTCAGAATCGCGAATGCAAGTCCGGCAAGCCTGGCATCACCGGTTATTTCCGACATGCCGGTTAATCGAGGCGGTGGCAATCACAGCGAAGAGAAGATGGTCAAGTACGTTGCTGCCAGAGCAATCATCGATGGGGTATCACGAGCACTTGCGCATTGTTCCCAGGCGTCATCCCACATCCTCAAGGCACTATACGTGCAAGGTCTTCAGAACTGGCAAGTCATTGATACAATGTACTGTGAACGCGCAACGTACTACAAGCTTCGAGACAAGGCATACAACGAATTCGCCGATTGTTTGGAACTGCAGAAAGGGTGCCCTGATCTGCATGTATACAAATAGAACGATTATAAAATGTTATTAAGAAGCAAGGCGACAAGCCTTGTTTTTTTATATTTTTAACAAAAAATGCTTGAAAATCATTGACGATACACCTTAAAAGGTGTATTATATAATTGTAAGGAGGTGAGATAGTGAGACAGAAGCGTTCTAGGAAATATCTTCCCAAACACAAAAAGGCCTCGAATGTGAGACCTTTAGACATAATCAATGTTTCCATTGCAATCGTTGCATTGATTATTAAAATCCTGGAATGGCTTAGCAAGTAAGCCGGAAAGGAAGGGGCAGGGCCGGAAATGGCCGAGCCTCTCTTTCCCGTAGTATATCATAAGATTGGAGGGATTGGAACATGGTAACCAGGGAAAAGCTGCAGATAATAACTATAGTCTGTTGGGTTGTTGTAATTATCATCGAATTGCTTGAGCTGTTGGGAATCAGGCCGTAGAAAAGGATGAGGAACTTGATATCAATGAATAAGAAGGAAAAGAAATACTACACATCAGCTGCTGTGGCAATTGTGTTAGCAGTGATACTATGGGTGTTTAAGACAATCGTGATTGAAAATTAGACGATTACCGGACAAATGTGAGACTAACATCATACACTTTGCAGACATCTTAGGTAGTATGATGATAGTATCGAAGGTTCGGCAGTCGGGAACAGGAGTGACCGTTATGTCAGAATTGTCAGACGCAAAGAAGAAAGCAAACAAAAAGTGGAACGAAAAGAATAAGGAGAAGTCAAGAAAGTATCAGTACAGATCCATGGCAAAGTCGTATGTCAGAAACTATGCCGACGAAAAGGACCTGCTTGATCTTAAACAGATGATAGAGGATAAGCTTGATGGTAAATTACAGTGATATATCTCAACTGGTAAGAGATGTTACGGAGCTTGTCAGAAAGTCCAGGGACGCTGAACTCATTGCGAAGGCAACCGAAATGGCCAAGGCAATCAACGAACTTGTTGTTGAGAATATTGAACTTGAAAACAGACTCAATGAAAAATTGAATCTCAGAGAACGCGGCCATATCAGTGATGATGGAAGAATGTACTGGGTAGAAGGGGAACACGTTCCGTATTGTAGTTATTGTTTTGAAGTTGACGGAATTTTGAAACATATGATTCCAAGTGATTACGGTTGGGTTTGCGAAAGAAATCATACGAGGTGATTAGATTGGAAGCTACTGAATCAAGAGCTCTGGAAGCATTGAACAAGCTCATCAAATATAACAGGGATGTAAATCATAACTTATACGTTGACAGGGATTTGTTGGACATAACAATCAAGATTAACGAGCTTGTTGTTGACAACAGCAGAATGAGAGAACAACTAAGGAAACTGGATGAATGAATTCAGGAGGTCAGTCTTAACGGCTGGCCTTTTTTGTTAAATGTATTGGAGGAGGTATCAGGGATGAGATATAGACGGTGTAAACACATAGGGTGTCACGCTATGATTCCCAGTTATGACTGTTACTGCTCTGCCCATATTAGCGATAGCCCTAATAGAAAAACGTATAACCATGTTTATAATGCGACAACGCGCAAAAGAGCCGTAAAAGAAAATCAGTATAAATTCTATCGTAGCAAAGAGTGGAAGTCCGTTCGTGAAGAAATATTGTTGCGTGACAGTTATTTGTGTCAATATTGCAAGCAGAAAGGAATAATCAGACCAGGAAATATTGTCGATCACATTGTTCCAGTAGAGTACGATAGCAACTTGAAGTCTGATTTAAGCAATCTGATCACTTGCTGCAAGCCTTGCCACAACGTCAAAACCAAATGGGAGCGCAACTATTATGGAACTGGTGCAGGTAATGAAGTGAAAAATGTTGGCAGAGTGCAGGATATAAATTTATTGGTCAAGCTATTAGATGCTCATAAAGCGTCATTAGAGAGCAGATAATTTTTTGAGTGTAATTATACTCAAAGACATTTATTTTAGTCCCCCGCCCCATAGAGTGACAGCAGAAGAGCGCACGTTGCCCTCTTCTTGTGTCGCAAATAGTTTTTCAAAATTTTATGTAGGGGGGCTGTGAGGAGGTGAAAGTCGTGGCATCGAAGCCATATTATTTACAAAATGATGGCAAAGTGTCAAGAACTCCGCCGAATTATTTGGGAACGTTAGCTAAGGAATGCTGGCGTAAGATTGTTCCTTTTCTCGAAGCGACAGAACGTGTTGAAAGAATTGATACTAGTTTGGTTGAGCAGTACTGTACACAGTACGATATATACAGAGCTGCATACCATGATGTCAAAGAAAATGGTATCCAAACGCCTATGTACAAGACTCTTCAGGATCAGATGGGGGAAATCATTGGCAAGGAGTTTGCGGGATTTAGGAAGAATCCAGCTGTCATGACTATGAAGGATGCAAGCAACCAGCTTAATGCAATTGGTGCTCAGCTTGGATTGTCACCTAAATCCAGACAAGAACTAATGACGATTGCTGCTAAAACTGATAAATCGGCTACAGATGAGCTGAAGGATTTCTTTAAATAAGCTAAGGAGGTGATGGAATGCAGAAAATAGACCTTGTGCAATCGCACGATGTGATCGGTATGTATGAGAAACTTGATTTTAATCAAGAGCGAAGAAAATATACGGACCCTGGTACAGTGTATGCATTTGATGTGCTTGACGGAAAAATAACAACAGGATACCTCATTAAACTTGCTGCATTTCGTCACTTGAGAGACTTACAGAGACAAGGTCAAGCTGATTTTCCATATACTTATGATATTCACGAATCGGAAAAGCTGTTGAAGTTTGCTTCTATTTGTCCAAATGTTGACACAGGAGAGCCTACTAAGCTTATGGACTGGCAGAAGTTTATTTTTTCAATGCTTTTTGGTTGGCGGAATCGGGAAGGAGGCAAGAGATTTACGCGAGCGATCGTTTCTGTTGCTCGTGGACAAGGAAAAACGTATTTGATGGCTATTTTAATGTGCTATTCGTATCTGATAGAGAGCCTTGGATTGTCCAATCAGGATTATCTGGTTGCTTCGATTAATTTTAAGCAAACTAACAAGTTGTATGGCTACATTAAGTCTATGCTGCGTCAGATAGCAGTTACAGAACCTTTTAAATCTTTAGCTGACGAGACGGAGCTATCAACGCAGTCTGATCAAACAATCGAAAAAAGGACGAATAATGTTCTAAGAGCCATCTCGTTTGAGTCTGGACAGTTCGATTCTTTTCACTTTACTACAGCTATCGTTGACGAAATTGGTGAAGTAAAATCGCGTGACAAAGTTTCAAAAATTATCTCGGGTCAAGTTAAAATCAAGAATAAACAGTTTATTCAGATATCGACGTCATATCCTGATCCAAGCGTTCCTTTCCATGAAGATCAGAAGATGTTGCAACAGGCGATGGAGCAAGATTGGAATCGTGATGCGGACAGCTATTTAGGCTTAATATGGGCTCAAGATGACTTAGACGAGACTTTCAAAGATGAGACTTGGGTTAAGTCAAATCCTTTGCTGCAATTGCCAGACCAACATGATGTACTGTTAGCAGGTCTCAGAGACAAGCGCGACAGTGACATGTTGTCCGGAGTTATTTCCGATTTTCAGAACAAGAATTTGAATCTTTGGCTGCAGGAGTCAACCGATAGTTTCCTGAAACTTAACGATATTGAAAGTGCGATTATTGATAACTTTAGTTACGATGGACAGGTTGCTTATCTTGGATTTGACTATTCAATGTCAAGTGATAACACAGCGTTGGCGTTCGTTATTCCGTACGCGGACACAACGGGTAGAAAGTGGCATGTCATGCAGCATTCTTTCATACCGTGGCAGAGAGCAGGATCCATAGAGGCGAAAGAAAAACAAGACGGGATCAATTATAGGGATTTAGCCAAAAAAGGTTATTGTACGATAACAGCGCATGAACAAGGTCTAATAAGCACTGAACAAGTATTTAACTGGTTGGTTGATTTTGTTGATGAACATAAGTTGAAAGTTGTATTTTTTGGATATGATGCCATGGGGGTCAATGAATTTATCAAGCGCCTTGAATACAATACAAGTTATCCATTGCAGGCAATCAGGCAGCGGACGGGTGAATTAAAAGATCCTACTAAGTTTCTGCAGAAGATATTTGTAGAAGGTTCGGTAACAAGATTTGACGATAAAATTATGGAGAAAGCATTGATCAATGCTCAGTTATATGAAGATAAAGTTGGAATTCAGGTTGATAAGGCCAAAGCAACGCTTAAAATCGACGTTGTGGATGCGATTATTGACGCCATGTATCAGGCTATGTACCATTTTGAAGATTTCGGAATTGTAAATGACAAGAGCAATGAAGTTGATTTGCTTACCGAACAAGATGTTCTAGACTGGTTTAACTCAAATGACAGTGATTATACGGATTAAGGAGGTGATGATTATTTTAAAATTTTTTCAATGTATTTGGAAAGTGATTGACGTTATTTTCTATGTAGCATCAATCGCTTTTTTTGTTTGGGGTTTCTTTCGTGTGAGCACCACGGTCGGAATTTTTTCGTTGGGATTTGCTTTCATCATCTTAGGGCTGCTTAGTGAAGCCATTGCAGGGCAGAAAGGAGGCGGTAGGTAGTGCCTATTTTTAATTTGATGTCCGTTCCTGACTCTGATAATTATACGGTTGCCAATTTTTTAACCGGAGAAACTGAAAACAATTATGTTTCGGCTAGGCTGGCATTGCAGAACTCAGATGTTTTCGCAATCGTCAACCTCATTTCAGGAGACTTGGCTACGTCTAGAATACGTGCGTCAGCATCTAGAATGCAGGGTATGATTGACAATCCAACTACAATGTCCAATGGCCATCTGTTTTGGAAATCTGTGTTTTTGCAATTGCTGCTAGGTGGTGAGGCATTTGTATATCGTTGGCGCAATAAAAACGGAGTTGATCTTCGGTGGGAGTACTTAAGGCCTTCGCAAGTTGATGTATTTGAGCTTGATGATGGTTCTTCCCTTGTTTATAATGCGACGTTTGATGAACCTGAAATTGGTATCGTTAATGCTATTCCTCAGTCTGACATGCTGCATTTTAGGTTAATCAGTAGGAATGGCGGAAAAACAGGCTTATCACCGCTATCATCGTTATCTTCTGAACTGGATATAAAATCAGCAAATACGCGCTTAACGCTGACGGCGCTTAAACAGGCCGTCGTATCACCCGGAATTTTAACGATAAAGAAAGGCGGTTTGCTGAACGAAAAACAAAAAGCGGCACGATCTCGGAGGTTTATGCAACAGCAGTCGTCATCGAACTATGGTCCCGTGGTGCTTGATGACCTTGAAGAATACCAGCCGTTGGAAGTTAAGTCTGACGTGTCGGCGCTTTTGTCTCAGACGGATTGGACGGCAAATCAAATTGCTAAGGTATACGGGATACCGGACAGTTATCTGAACGGACAGGGCGATCAGCAGTCATCACTTGACCAAATCAAGGGAATGTACACGAACGCTCTTAACCGCTACATGGGGACGATTCTCGGAGAGTTGAACAACAAGCTGAACTGTCGGTTCACTGCTGATTTGCGCCCTGCTGTTGATCCGTTGGGTGATGGCTATGCAACAAAGATTTCCGAGATGGTCAAGACCAACGCCATTGACGGCAACCAGGCACGATACATTCTGCAGAAATCCGGCTACTTCCCGAAAGACATGCCTGAATACTCGGGAATCTTGAAGGGGGGTGAAGACAATGACAGTAATTGAAGTCAAGGCGGATATTGTTGATAACGATACAGGTAAGTTCTATGACTGGATAGGATGGGATGCGGTATATCCAGGCAAGGTCTCTACTCTGCTTGACGGTGCCGATGAAGTTGAGGTCAACATCAATTCGAACGGTGGTGACGTGTTTGCCGCGTCAGAGATTTACACGCTGCTGTCACAGTATTCGGGCATGGTTACGGTTAACATTCAGGGTCTTGCCGCGTCAGCTGCGTCAGTCATCGCAATGGCCGGCGATGTAGTTCATATCAGTCCTACGGCGCAGATCATGATCCACAAAGCGTGGACGATTGCTGACGGCAACGCTGATGATATGGCTCATACGTCAGAATTTCTTGAAGGAATTGATGATTCAATCATGAATGCATATGTTGCCAAGACAGGGCTCGATAAGTCGGAATTGTCAAACATGATGGCCAAGGAGACGTGGCTTACTGCAAATCAGGCGGTCGATTACGGTTTTGCTGATGACGTCATGGATTTTGGCAGGTCAAAAGAGCCCGTACTTAATTCTATCGGTTATCCACAGGTCAGCCGAGCCGTTGTGGACAGATGGAAGAAGGCCATGGCAAGCGCAGAAGCCTATGAAAAGCAGAAAAAAACTGCTGAAAATAGAGACGCGGAAATTGTTGGAAAGAAGAAGCTGCAGGCCAAGATTGACCTGCTTTTTTAGTAGAAAGGAAGTAAAGCAATGCACGTAATGAACGTTAACGAATTGAAGATGGCCTTCGATGAAGCCGGCGCAAAGGTACAGGAGCTCGAAGATAAGCGCGCCGACCTCATTCTTGACCTGAAGAAGGATGCGGATTCGCATTCTGCAGACGAGCTCAAGGCCGTCAAGGATGAATTGTCAAAGGCTGTTGTAGTTCGGGACGCGGCAGAAGAGGCATATGCCGACGCCCGAGCGGAACAGGTCACAAACATGAAGGCAGAGGACAGGGAGCCGCTGACTGCCGATGAGAAAACACTCAAGAACAAGTTCGTATCAGATTTCAAGGATATGGTTACAGGCGCAAAGGTGTTCAATAAGGTTGATTCCACTGTTGATACGTCCGGTTCAGCTGCAGGATTGACGATTCCGGAGGACGTGCAGACGACTATCCACGCCCTGGTCCGCCAGTATGATGCACTCCAGAACTACGTCAACGTTGAGAACGTCGGTACGGCCACAGGTTCCCGTGTCTATGAAAAGTGGTCTGACGTTACACCGCTTGCCTCTATTGATACGGAAGATGCGAAGATTGGCGACAATGACGATCCAAAGCTCACAACGGTCAAGTATGCCATTAAGCGCTATGCCGGCATTACTACGGCCACAAACACGCTGCTTGCAGACACGGCAGAGAACATTCTCGCCTGGCTGACCGGCTGGATTGCCAAGAAGGTTGTCGTAACACGTAATCAGGCCATTCTCACCAAGATTGCTGCTTTCGAGAAGAAGCCGACACTGGCCAAGTGGGATGACATCATTGACCTTGAAAACTCTGTTGACCCTGCCATCAAGGCAACATCGGTCTTCATGACAAACTCTTCCGGCATGAACGCTCTGCGCAAGGTCAAGAATGCAATGGGTGACTATCTTATGCAGCGTGATGTCACTGAACCAGGCAAATACACAATTGACGGTTACCGTGTGATTGAGATTTCAGACCGTTGGCTTGCCGATAATACCGGATCACACCCGCTCTACTTCGGCGACCTCAAGCAGGCGGTCACACTGTTTGACCGTCAGGCTATGTCTCTTATGACAACTAATATCGGTGGTGGAGCGTTCGAAACGGATACGACCAAGATTCGTGTCATTGACCGCTTTGATGTCGCCTCAACTGATGCCGAAGCGTTTGTTCCGGGGTCATTCAAGGCAATTGCTGACCAAAGCGCCAACTTTGCTGCTTCTGCAAGCAAGTAGAAGGTGATTTAGATGGCGGTTAGCTTAGAGACATTGAAGGATTCACTGCGAGTAGATGATGCTGTTGATGATGAATTGCTGACCGGCTATCTTGATGCCGCTTCTTCATTCATCATGAATGCTGTTGGGGCCGATGACGCAAGCTATTACGATAACAACGGGCGGTTTGACACGGCCGTTCTTGCGCTTGCGTCAACGTACTACATGTATCGCATGACAGCATTTACAGGCTCGGTTACTACAATCAACGCAACTATGAATTCGCTTATAGGACAGATGCGCGGGGAGGTGGCGGCACTTGAAGAATCTCAATCCAAGCCGGATGAGGGGTAAGGCCTCATTTGGGCATATGGGAGCAATCGACAGGAAAAATCCCAACACAGGACGTCCGATTCAGGGGTTTGTTCCCGACTTCTCCGTATGGTATGGAGAGTATTCCCTGTCAATGGCCGACAGTATTGCATACCACGGCATTGACCAAAGCATAGCGATGGTCATCTTCGTTCGTCACAACCATATCTTGAGCGACAAGTTCAAGGTACAGATCAGCGGCGAAGTTTATGACATTGTGAACATCAAGGAAGATGACGGTATTCCGCCGGTCGGATTTGACTTGATTACGCTGAAGAAGGTGGATAAGAATGGGTAACTCAAACGGTGTTAACTCAATCGGTCACGAAGAGTCATTTGAAGGAGTGCTTACCAGATTGGCCGAAGGGCTGACACTGGAGGACAGAAAACGTGCCAATAAGGCCGGTGCTGACATCTTTGCCGCAGAACTTAAGGCGAAGACACCTCGCTCTGACAGGATATACCATGACGGGACACCCCATATTCAAGATGCGGTGCTCGTCATTACAGAGCCGAGTGGACGTGTTGACGTCGGCTACTCGGATGAGTCAAAGCGTGGCTATATTGCACGTTTCCAGAATGACGGCTGGATAGCGACTGACCGCAACGGATACAGTCACAAACACGTTCCGGGTAAGCATTTCTGGGAGGAGGCCGAGGTTGCCTCAAAGGACAGAATACAGGAAGCTATCAGGCAATCTCTGGAAGATGCCTTTGCAAGGAAGGTGAGTGACAAATGACACCTGCCGCATATGTTTATGGAATTCTTGCTGATAACATTGATTCAATTCCAGGTCTTAAGTCAGATGATATCTGCACGTTTTACGTGGACGATTCTGCAGGTTCCGATGTGATTGTGCTGATTACAGAAGAACCGGGAATGGGTGATGATTATGGCAACGACAATATTCTATATGCTAATAAACGGATACAGATTGATTTCTACTATCCTAAAGATTATGAAAAAGACATGAACGCACTGGAACAGAGCTTGAAAAAGGTACTTAGAGACAACGGAGTGTACTGTTACTCCGATGCGGGACATGTCTTGAGCCTGGATAGCAGGAACATTACTAACACACTTAAGTTCAACATTAAAATGGAGGTCTGAAAATGGCTGTAGTAGGTTTATATACAACTTATGTAGGAATCAAGGGCGAAGACGGGAATGTCATCGTCGGCGTGGACAAGGGCGGAGTTTCTGAAACCGGTGTCTACGAAATCGATACATCGAAGAAGAACGGTAACCTTGGTGCAACAACCGCCAACATCACGGGTCTTTCGGGCACGGTTACAAAGGTTTACGGCAATGACGCTCTTGTGGATGTAAGTAATCCACCGTCTGCACCGTCCGTAGCACTGACGTACAATCAGATCAACGTTGCGGTCAAGCAGGCACTGCTTGGTCGCAAGCTTTCGAATGGCGGTTATGTCGATACTGATGATACCGTAGAGAGTGCTCTTATCGTTGAGTCTCACGACGAAATCGAAAACAAGGCAATCTATTTTGCCTTTCCTCGTGGTGTTTTCAACGAAACTCAGCAGAATGTGCAGTCCAACACTGACACGGCTCAGACTAGAGAAACTGAGCAGATGACATTTACTGCACTTGCTTCTCCCGCGCTTGGCAACAAGACATACAAGATTTACTATGAAGGCGCAAAGGATTTCAGCATGAAGAAGATGTTTGACGAGGTTTTCGGCTCGACACAGACATTCATCAAAGCTGACACTCAGCATTCGGCACCGCAAGTTTCAGAATCACACTAGTTGATCAGACAGAGACGAGAAATGTGAGACGAATTACAGAAAGGATGTTTAATAAATGGCAAAGGTAGTAAAGATTGACGGCGCTGTTCTCGGCTTCCCTGAAAAGAACTGGAAACTGATTGACTCAAACACAAACGTGAAGAAGTTTATCAGGAATTTTACCGAATGGAATGACAATTTACTTGAGTTGGATGAAAATCCAATATCCTTGATGAACTTCATTGTCGATAAGGTTCCGGATATTCTGGAAGACATGCTGGAGCTCAGCAAGACGGAGCGGAAGAAGCTTGATGAGGCTTCGTTCTCCGACCAGTACGATGTGTTTCGTGAGATGGCACGTCAGTTTCTGGGTATTGACATGGGGTCGCTCAATGATGACGGTGATGAGGTGACTGAAGACCCAAAAAAGCAAGAAGAAGAATGAATCTTCAGTTAAGACAGCTAAGCGATGATATTGACTACATGGCTAAGCAGCTGCTTACCGAAAACGGTGTTTTACCGGAAGATTACTATAATTCTTCTTATTCTGACATGCAGACGGCACTGGTTTCACGACCACGTGAAGAGCGTGTGGTTGATGCCGGCGAGTTTGCAAGATCTTTGATGAAAGGGGGAAGCTAAATGCCTAAAATCGAAGGTTATACATTTTCAATCGACCTTGATGACCGCGGTGTTGGCCGTAAGTTACAAACAATCAAGCAGGAAGCTTATGCACTGAAGAATGCAATGCGCACCAACTTTGAAGAGATTCGAGCAGGCGAGGGCGTAATGGCAGCATACGCCAATAAGGTTACGGATGCCGAGAATGCAATCAAGGCACAGAATGTGCTTATTGAACGTTTAAGAAAAGAACAGTCGGGGCTTAATACTGACACCGATAAAGGTCAGAAGGCGTGGCTTAGATACGAAAACCAGATCAATGCTGCCAAAAGGGCAATTAACAGTTTGACTGCCCAACAAGAAAAAGCAAAATCCATCAGTTCTCAGGAGAATCAGCTTCACCTTCAGGCAATACGAAATCTTGAAACGCTGACTAAGAGGACTGACGAAGTCCGCAACGCAACGTCGAGAGTGACGGACATTACCACCTCATATGCTCATGCTCTTGAAACCGAGGGACGGACAAATGAAGCCACCAGGGCAAAGCTGAAAGGGTTGGAAAGCGTTCGGAAATCACTTGAAATTCAGTTGAAACAGGAAAAACTGCTTCTTCAGGAAACAGCAAGGGTTTCCGGTGAAACCTCAAGTGCATACCAGTCACAGAAGGCAAAGGTCGAGGACCTCACTCTCAGCTACAGACAGAATGAAGCTGAGATCAGGAATCAGATAAAGGTCACGAAAATGTGGCCGGAACATGCCAGCTTACCACTTGAAAAATTAAAGAACAAAATTACAAAGATCACTCCGATAGCATTTGCTGCAGCAAGCTCCGTCACTGCAGCAACATCGAGTGTTATCAGCAAGCTTGAAGAAGGTTCGGAGAAGGCGTCTGAACTCAGCAGTCAGTACAATGTCATCAAGAATAACCTGGTGACGGGCGGTGAAAGCGTCGCCGAGGCAACCAAGGCGGTCGCAATCATGCAGTCTGACGGAGAGAAATACTCACTGAAGTATGGTAAGTCTCAAAAAGACATCGCTGACGCTTATTTGGAACTTGTCAAGCGCGGCTACACAAGCAAGCAGGCAATTGGTGCAATGAACACCGAACTTCAGGGTTCCATTGCTTCGGGGGATGATTTCTCCGATGTAGTTGAAGTTGCGTCGCAGACTCTTGAAGGATTTGGAATGACCGTTGACAAGAACGGTAAACAACTAAGTTCTACAAAGGAGATGACGGTGCAGACCAAGAAGGCAGTCAACACCTTGGCCTATTCTGCTGACGTTACATCAACATCGTTCCAGTCTCTGGGTATCGGAATGTCTTATGTATCGGCTACAGCTCATCAGGCGGGATTCAGTTTGTCTGAAACGGCAAGTGCCATGGGTGTTTTGAGTAATAATGGTTTGGAAGCAGACAAGGCTTTGGTAAAACTGGCCGCTTA